GCGGAAAGGAGGATTATGGTTTCGTTCCACCGTCCCATTCTTCCTCCTCATGCAGTGTCGTGTTCATCGAGCTGTTTATCATGCACATCACGGTCCACTTGAACCGTTCCATGTTCCTGTCGCTGTCCGCGTTGTCGAAGCCATAGTTGGCCTTGCAGTACATGACCACCGCAGACTTTGCGAGACTGTTCATCGTCTCCCTCTTGAGGAGTTCCTCACGGATTCCGTTCCTGCGCATCTCTTCGATTGCCGAATTGATCCACATGTCGATTTCGTCATCCGTGATGGTTGACCTGACCTTTAGGGCCATCCTGACATCATCAGTTAGCAAGGAGTTCCACCAGCTTCGCCCTTGACGCGTTGCGCGGTACCTTGATGCCCCTTTCGGTAGCCATCTCGCGCAACTCCTTGATGGACGGTTCGTTGGCTTCCTCGGTACTCGTGACCTTCGTCACGTATCCCGGAAGCGTCGACTCGATCTGAGCAAACCGAGACTCGCTGATGTCGAACACGTCACCGACGCTATGGGGTCTACGCACGTCCCTGTCGTAGAACGCCCTTTCGACCCTAACCCTCATCGTCATCACCGAAGATGTCGTTGAGGTCTGAGTCGGTGATCGTTCCGCTCGTCACGTCACCTGCCGGCACACTGCCTCCGTTACCAAGCATGGTCTCAAGCTGGTCTAGAAGGTCTGCCGTGGTGGGGCGACCCGCCTTTGGCGAGCCGCCTAGGTTCCTGATTGCATCACTGATGTTGTCAGCAGTGGTTTGCCGTGTCATTAGGCGTTCGGCCCCTTGACGAGGAAGACCCAGCCATAGCGGTTGGACACGCGACCGTCACACGCGACGAGAAGCTTGGTCTTGTGCGCATTGTTCTCATGGTCGTCCCACGTCACGACGGACATCGGCATGCCGGGCTGGGTGTTCATGGTGTAGTTCTTGAGGTTGCCGTAGATGCCGAAGATGTCTCCGACCTTGGCATTGTCATACGTGGGAAGGACGGTGTTCGGCATAAGCTGAACAGGACCGACGCCGCGGATGCTGAGACCCTCGCCATCCTGAAGTGGACGGTCAAGGGAGATGGGACGGTTGTTGTCGTCATGGAGGACGTCGACATGGTTGCCCCAAGTGCCACGGGACAGGAGCAGGTTGCCCATGCCAAGGTACATCGGGTTGAACTGATCCTTGTTGAGGATGGTCTTCCAGAACTTCCAGTCATCGATCTGAGCCTCGGACACCTCGATGAAGAGTGCGGTACCACCGCCAGCACCCTCGGTCACGGTGCCATCGACGCCGATGGTGTACTTGCCCTTGCCATCGGTGCCATGCAGACGCTGGTCGACCATGATGCCGGTAGGCTGCATGTTGCCGGTACCACGGACGATGACCTCGTCCATCGCGAGGGCATAGCCGCTCGCAAGCTCATCGGCAAGGAGACCCTTGAAGTCATCGGCCATGAGTGCCTCCGCAAGGAAGGTGCGGCTGTGACGGCACTCAAGCATGTTCCAAGCCCAGTGGAACACGGTCGGATCCTCGTCACCCTGATAAAGGGAGACGATCTTGTCGTTGGAGCCAAGCCACGTGAACTCAAGGTGCAGGTCTGCCTCGCGCTGGCCAAGCTGACCCTTCTCATGGACGTGGTTGATGAGGTTCCAAAGGACTGCCTTCTCCCTAAGCTCACGGACAAAGCCGGCGTTCACGCTGTAGGGGATGGCAATCGTGGAGGTGTCGGTGTTGGCGAACGTCGGGTCAGCGATGTTCGTGAACGTGCCGGGAATGTCGATGGCCTGAGTGTCACGCTCCTGACGAAGCTTGTCGACAATCTCCTGCGGCATGCGGGAACGCTGCACAAGTGCGGTGGCAAGCGCACGACGATACTCAATGGAGTCGGTGTAGTGCTCGCTTACCTCACGGGAGCGGACGCTGATCTCATGCCTCTGCTCGGAGCGAGTCTCTACGGGGTCGCTTGCGGCAACCACGTTGCCGGCACCCTGAATAACCGCCTCGATCTTGGAGTTCTTCAGCTGATTCGAGCGATTGCGACGCTTCTCGTCAGCCTCGATGAGATCGGCCTCCGCAAAGAGCATCTCGTCGGTAACACCCTCGGGAAGGGTGTCCGAGTCAAGGAGATCAAGAATCTCCTGCTTGCGAGCCATGAATGCCTCGCGGTCAAGGCTGCGGTACTGAGCAGCCGTATACGACTCAAACATGTTGAGTCTCCTTTCCGATGGAAATGTTTCGAAAACTCACGGTCACTCCGCCGTGTGCACCTTAACGGTCACTCCGCCGTCGTTCCCCCGATCTCTCCGTCAGAAAGGAACCGTGCATAAATTGAAAGACCCCTACTTGGGGGTCTGATTGCCTAGATTGTCCTGAGTCTCATGGCCGTGGCACGGCGACGCCTCAGGCTCAGCGCGTGCTCTGCGGCCACACGCTGCTCTTCCTCGACGCGTTCCTGCTCAGCCTTCTCCTCGGCAAGCCTCGCATCCTCAGCCGCCTTGCGGTCGGCCTCGATATCAGCCTTGATTGCCGAACGCGCATGAATCTCCGTGCTCGGATTCGCTGGACAGCTAACGGCACTCACGTCATACAGGCGCGAGATCCTCGTGATGGTGGTGTGATAGTCACCCTGCTCGTCACGGGTATATGTGGTACCCTTGCCATCCTCGTCATCTGCCACCATGAATCCGAACGACATCTCGTCGACAAGGCCATTGCTTATCGACTCGTAGAGGTCGCGTGCCTGCTGGCATCCGGACAGGTCAGCCTCGCACCATCCACCATGGTCATCGAACCCAATCTTCAATGAACCATTACGGGTACGCGATAGAACTTGCCCGACGTGATCGAACTGTAGGATGGTATCACTAGTATCGATACCATCAAACGCATTTCGGTCGATCTGCTCATACTCTGCCGGCCAGTTGCCCATACGAGGATACAGAAGATATTCGTCATTGAACGTGGTGAAGTAGCCACGTACCTTGTATGAAGGCTCGGCGACCTTCTCCGTGTCGTCAGCCTCAGGCAGAGGCGTCTCGACGGGTTGGAAGTTGGAAGCCGCAAAGCTTCTATACTGTCTAGTCTCAGGCTTGAAAGGCATTTCGGCCTCCCTTCTATGTCTGTTCGTCATCATCCGGTTCGTCATGCCAATCGTCATGCCATGAGTTGACCGAATGGTCGACGCCATAGCCGGAATGTCCGCCAGACTCGGCTATGATGTTGTTGTCGTCGTCGATCATGTATATCTCGCCGCGTATCATGCGTGCGTCTCCACCTTCCACATGCGGAAGCTGGAACACGTCCCTCGCCTCGTTGACCCTCATGACACCACGGTCCATCATCTGTCCAGCGACCTTCACCTTGGTGTCAGGTGTCGAATACTCAAGGTATCCGGACGAGAACATGAAATGGTTTCCCTTGCGCACCTGTGTCGGTGTGAGGTAGCGTGCCGACATGCCTGACGCCAGCGCTATCGCGAACGCCTCGACGCAACCCTCGTAGAACGCCGCCCACTCTTGCTCGTTATATGAGTTAGTGAGAATCTTCTCGTTGATGCCGAAGTACTCATATAGCGTCTTGTCTATTCGGGCCATCTCGTCAGCATCAATGACATAGTGCTTAGGCTCGATCTGTTTGAGATCCTCTATCGACTGGTCGTAGAGGAGCAAGCCGTGGGTGTTCACCGATGGGTTGAGGTTGTCATCCGCGAACTTGTCGCGCTTCTTCTGTAGGTCATCGGCATGCATGGTGGTTGCCACCCTACCGATGAACCGTATGTCGGCAGAGGACTGTAACGCGTTCTCCTCTGCCTGCCTCTGGGCGTCCATCAGACGTAATGTCGCCATAAGGGGTTCGTTGCCACCACCGAAGACGTCAGAGTCCATCTGGAATCTGGTCAGTATCACGACATCCTGAAACGGATATGCACATACCTCACCGTTCGGTAGGTCGAACCTCAACCAAGGCTCGCCATCAAGGTCTATCAACTCGACATGATACGGGTTCAGCGGCCAGAGAGAAGTGATTATGCCATCCTCGTCATACCCGGGAACTACGAATGCCGTGGTCTTTACATAGTATAGTGTGGCGACCCTCTTTAGGAAGGTCGGCCACGACATCATCGAGTTGGGTTGCGACGTAACGAGCCTTTGCAACCTAGGTGCTGACCCGTTCGAACCATCAGGCGTGACGAACTCAGGCTTTAGTTTCGAGCACGCAAGGGCGATTCGTTCGACTATTGCCCGAATCTTCTCCTGACTGTAGAGGTTACCCTCCCACTTCGAGAATCTCGGGGCATATTCGGTGAACGTCTTGTAGCCTTGCGCATACACCTGTTCGTTTCCCATGATGGCTCTGCGCAATGATGACGGGATGATCTTGTCCAGAATTCCCAAGATACCTCGTTTCTAGACAATTGTCCCATGGGACGTATGATACCACATTTGATTTCAGTTGTAAATAGTTATTGTGGTATAACTATCTCTTTACTACCAAGACTCATCACTCTATTGGGGTCTTCGCCGATCATTGACAGATATGACTCCTCGTGTTTCTTGTATGCGATGTATGCATATATCTCTGCCATGTATCCGTCGATTCTGTTCTCGGGTTTCAGACCCTTCTTGAGCGGCCATACGTTGTTGGAATCGTCCGTCCTTGCCTGAACGTTACCCCTGCACCAATGCAGTATGCTATTGTCATTGTCATTGATTGAATCAGTGTGAAGGTCGATCTTATGTTCCTTCATTGCCTGTGATATCTCCTTGGCCCAAGGTTGCACCGCATGAAGGTTCTTGGAGCCGACCATCCCCTCAAGCTCCCTGAGCGTCCAGTCATCGACATGCCATTTGTCAAATGCTATTGCCATAGGATATAAGCCCTCTTCGTAGAGTTCCTTTATCCAGTCGACTACGACCCTTTGGTTTATCTTCGATCCCTGCATGATTCGTATCAGACCATCCGACTGCCATTTGAGGTACGGCACTCCGTCTCTCTGCTTCTGGTTGCTGTTCTCAAGGCCAAGCTGTTCCTCCGCGAGCCAGAACATCGCCTTCTCATACATGAAGTCCTCGCCCGGCCTCCTGAAGATTGCCACAGCGGCGTTGAGGTCGTTTCTCTCCGCCAAGTCGAATCCTATGATGCAGTAACGGTCGGTGCTCGGGTTGGGGATATATGTGAGGTTCGGAGAGCATTCCTCGTAGGTAAGGTAGCTGGTGTACTGGTTGGCCACGAGATTGAAGTCCTTGGTGAGGAGTGATGGCATTCTCTCTGGCGATTGGGAACACTTGTTCAGACGGTCGCGGATGAACTGCCTCGACTTCACGACGTCTATGCCGGGGTTTGCCTTTATCCAACATTCCTCGTCGAATATCTCGCTCCTGTCATCCAGCTCGTACATGAACGCGAGGAGACGGTCATCCTCTATCGTACCGTCAAGCCAGTCTGTAGCATACTTCTTCCTCTCGTCCCATATGTTCTGTCTCACCCGGTTCTCGGTTGAGATGATGAAGACCATCGGTTCCTCTCGTGCACCGAGAGCCTCGGTTATCTGGTCGTACATCTCACCATGGTCTCGACATGCGCCAAGCTCGTCCATCACGGCAAAGAAGGGATTGAGTCCGTCCTTTGTGGAACCCTTTGCGCTCAACGTACAGAGGTAGCTATTGGTCGCATCATAGTTGAGACCGATGACCTTACGCTTTGCTATCTTGCCCTTTCTGATCCTACTGTCAAGAAGGTCGTTGGCCTTTATCATCGCCTCGGTCTTACCCATGCACAGCGAAGCCTGCTCAGTGGTCGTGGCGACGTTGTATATCTCAGCCCCTTTCTCACCAGCCTTCATCAGCATGTATATGTTGAGTGCGGCACACAACTCGGTGTTATGGGTGGCAGTGTAATGTTTACCCACGAGATATAGGTGAGACGGATTGTCTATGGCTATGCACTTGGTAGGCTCGTTGGGAATGCGCTCGATTGAGACGATGGTCTTACAGTTCATCCTAGGAGCCAAGTGCTCCTTCAGTCTGTCATGTTTGCGCTTGAGATGGAAGCAGCTGTGTTCCTTATCAGTCCAGAACTGTGTCTGATATATGATACAACATGGCTTGTTTCCGCACCATGCATACTTGCTTCGTTTGGTCGCCTTGATTCCGAGACTTGAGCAAAGTTCGATTATGCTATTGACTATCCCCTCGTCCTTCTGGGTGAACTCGCACTGGCCTGCCTGAGAGCAGTAGCCATCGGAGTCCATGAGACCACGCAGAAGTTCCCATCTCTGCTCTATTGATGCCTGTAGGTACATGTCTGGTATGTGCTTGTTGCATAATACGTGCATATCTTTTAGTGCTTTTCGGAACGTATTCGGCCTCTCACCGTAATCGATGACAATAGTGTACGTATCGTCGTGGTCATGTTTCACCTGCCACGTATGACCATTCTTCTCAAGCATATCTATTATGCTGTCTAGGTCATTGATATGTGTCGTTAGATATGGATTGCGTGATGCCCCATCTCCAATCCAATATCCGAAAGTATACGGGTCAATCGGGAGATCTTTCTCTGGGTACTCTACTGGAAGACACATTGGGACACGATACTTATACTCGGTTCCCTTGCCGTCGTTTCTATGACGAGCGAATGACGGGTCATCGAACATCTCTTGTGTTGTCGTCTCATACCAACCGCCTTCGCGATACTTCGCACTCTTTCTCGCACGTTTACCACTTGAAGGTACGTAGTTGGCATTTCTTCTACTGTTCTTCGTCTGTACAGTCCAGATGTGGTCATCAGTAACCTTGAAGCTTGCACCATCCTCAAAGGTTATAAGATATGTAGGCTTGTCGAATATCTCAGACTCGGCAATGATGGTGGAAGGCTTACCGTCCTGACCAAACACTTGGTCGCCAACGTGAAGGTCACCCATCGTA